AATGAAAATGCTTTAGAGATGATGGAAGCAGCACAAGTGATGAATGACTATAAAGTTATTCGTATCACTCCGAAGTATCGGAAGATGAATCCATCTGATACTCTTGCTTTTCATAAAGAAAGTAAGACGTATCTTCTCAAGCAACTACAAACACTGAATGAAAACGTATTTGTCATCAGTCATCACGCACCGAGTTATCAATCTATTCCGCAGGAATACAAGAAGTATGCAAATGGTGCTTATTGTAGTAATCTTGATGATATTATTGTGAATCATCCACAAATTAAATACTGGGTTCACGGACACACTCACAATGCCTTTGATTATATGATTGATGGTTGTCGAGTTGTTTGTAATCCTGGTGGTTATCCAGGTCAAGATACTGGATTCTTTCCAGATAAATTCTTTGACATCTAGATACTAATGGAAGTATAATCATTCCACTCAAATACTCTTATGGACTACTTAAAAATTGAACCAAACCAAACTATACTTGTTCTGAACGCATCTTACGAACCAATTAACTTTACTAATTGGAAGAGAGCAATCGTGCTGCTTATGAAGAATAAAGCACAGGCACTTGGTAAGAGAGTCATTCGACTGGTCAATTATATTAAGTTGCCATATGCGAAACTCGCACAGAACAAACCATCACGCACAATGATTTACAAACGTGATGGGCACAAGTGTCAGTATTGTGGTTCAACTAAAGAACTTACTATTGACCATATCATTCCTCGTTCCCGTGGTGGTGAAGATACTTGGGAGAATCTTGTAGTTGCTTGTATGCCTTGCAATTCCCGTAAGGGTGATAAACTCTTAGAAGAAACTAATTTAGTTCTTCAAACTGTTCCAAGAAAACCACTCAACAAGATGCTATTCTCTTTGGATAGGTCAAACGTTCCTGAATGGAAGGAATATACCTATGCCTAAACTCGATGATGAGTTCTACACTGTAGAATATGAGTTTATGGGAGAACAGAAGTTTGCCTGCTATTTTCAACTTGAATCCGCACAGGAAGCAATGATGAAAATGATTAAAAAGGGAATGGTTGTTAATGGTCTGGAAACTAGGAGTCTAAAGAAATAGTCCTGTGCCACTTGTGGGACTGTCCATCACCCCTTCCATTTGCTTGGAAGGGGTGTTATACTATGTTCATCAAGCAAAGGGGAGGGATGACTCCGAATTGGCAGCACAACTCGGGCAAACGTAAGTCCACAAAAGGTTCTTGCAAGGGGAAACTCAAAGCAAGAAAACAAGCATTGCAGCACATCAAACGCAAATTCAAAGTAATCTGATGACTTATCAAAATCTTTTGGAGATTCTTCAGACTCTCACTCTGGAGCAATTGAAGTCTGACGTGTCAATTTATGACATTGCCAATGATGAGTTTTATCCAATGAATAGTTTTCATTTTACGGATAAAACAGTAGATGTTCTTGACCCCGACCACCCTTACGTTTCTTTCTGATTATGTATCGCAATCTTGCTAATCTCAAGCAACGGGTTGATGACCTGATTGCAACGTATGGTGAAGATGCCTACGTTGCTGCATTTGTTTTCAGTCCTGCTGATGTATTCACTATGGATGAGAACTGTAATGAGCAATATCTTCCTGATGAAGATGCTTGTGAAATTCTTTATGAAGTAGGAAACACCGATTACATTTATCAAGTAATTGGAGAATGTATTGATGATGAAGTTGCCCGTCTGAAACTCAAGAAAACTATCAAAAAATGAAAGAAGTCACCATCACTATTAAACTCCTTGTTGAGGATGACCAACCCTGTTGTGATTGGATTTATGAAAGCATCTATGAGCAACTGAATCACGATGCTGGAGAAGCAATTTTGGAGTATAATGATGATGAACCAGATGTAAGTGTAGGTACAACAGAATAATGAAATTAACATTACAAACTGATGCTGCATTTGAAAGATTGCAAGAAGCACTTGCAGGAAAAACAAATGATGACTTTGATTTGGTTGTCGGCAAAATCAAATCACTTGTAACTCGAATCGAAAGAATCCAAGCAATTACAAACGAGTTAAATCATTGATGAACAACACAACTCTGATGCAAGAACAAATCCTTGATTTAATTGAACAATTCTGCGATGTTCTTCGCACTAATTATCAAGAATACTCCATTTCTTCTCATCGTAGACATCTTGACGATCCAGAAACTCAAGAATGGCATCAAAAACAAATTGATGCACTTGCAATGGGTGAAGGTGTGGATGAGTATGTCTACGAGAAAGGTAGAAAGTATGCTCGTATCATTCACGTTAGCAAACCAAGCAATCAGAGAAGTGCTCACGCATTTGTTGACCTGAGCACTGGTGATGTGTATAAGTCTGCAAGTTGGAAGTCTCCCGCAAAAGGAATACGATACAACTTGCTTGATGATAAGTCTCGGGAAGAAATGTATCAACGTGCAGACTGGGCAGGAGGTTATCTTTACAAATGAACTCTAAAGTTATTACCTACGGACTGCTTGCTATCTTTGCTGTCATTGGATGGAACATTATTCTCATTCAACGAGATAAGAGAATGTTTGATTCTTATGAAAAGAAAGTAGCAATAGAACGACTAAAGAATCCTCCATCTAATTCTTTGAAAACTTGGTGCGAACGTCAAGCAGGTTGGCATCCAGATTGCAATTTGAAATGATTATAAATTAAAGAGGTTATTTTATTGGCAGATGGTTGCTCATTACACACCCAAGGTTAATGATTACGTCAAATGGAAAAAACTAGAAGGATGGGTTTATTTCAAGGATGAAGAATACATTACCATTGAAATTTCAGTAAAAGAAAAGAAGTGTGATAAAGGAACTCATCATAAGAAAGAGCATATTCTTGTAGTTTGTTATCACAATCAATGGAAAGAACTTAAGTATGTGAAGTCAAGGGCATCAAAATACGACGAGGAAGATGGTCCCGTGTGCCACCTGTAGCACTGGCACTATAAAGTCCCGCGGACCCCCCTGATGCCCTATAATACAGGGACACAAGCAAAGGAAACCACTTGGTAGACCTCAACACTGTTTTTAATTACACTGCTTCTCGTTGGGATTGGCAAGATGGCAATGTGAATCAGATGTGGATTCAAGAGATTGAAGAATCTCCTGATTGCTACCGTTATGTTGCTGTTGCTTACAATCCTCGTAAGAATACGAGTATGGTGATGAGTGAACCTCGTTGCTATGCTGATACTCTGAACTGGGTTCGTAGTTTCTGTGCTTCTTTCTGTATTCTTCCTGAATACTGCTGATTCACACTTAACTTAATCAATCCACACTTCTTCATTATGACTTTCACCTTCCCTCGTCTGTCTGCTGGTATCTACGAAGTCCAGAAGGATTCTAACACTGTTGGATTCATTCGTAAAGCATCTGCTGCTAAGTGGATTGTGACTGATGTTGTAGACACTCCTCAACACGTTACAAAGACTCTCAAAGATGCTAAAGATGCTTGTATCAATCTCATCATCTTTGATGGAGTTGACACGACCTCTGAGGATGTGTATAATGACTCTGTGGAGGTTGATAAGGTGAATCCCGAACTTAATAAAGTTCTTGAGGGTTCTCTGCATTGCTATAAGCAAGTTCCAGGAACTGATAAGTTTGAGGAAGTTTCTCCGAGTGTATTTGGATTTGGTGGAGAACCGACTTTGGAACCCATTGAGTTCTGATGACTTACCTTGTTGTTTATTTGATACTCCTGGGATTGTCCCTTGGACTTAATTATTGCCTTCATTCAGTTAATTCGGAAAGTGAACACGATGCATGATTCTACTCTTGATCTCTTCTGCGATCATGACTCTGATGAGTTTGCAGATGAGTATGCAATGGAAATTGAAAGGAAAGCAGCAGAACTTGAAGTGACTGTTGATTACTACATTGCAGAGTTTCTCTGATGGCACGTTATCAAGCAGATGTTTGGTTAGGTTCTTCTAGTGGAAGACAAAGAGTTTATGTGAACTCTAATACTTGGAATGGTGCAAGAGAACAGATAAAGACCATTTATCACGTTAATGATAATGATATTTGGAATCTTAATGAATCAAGAGAGAATAATAGTGTAGGAGGCAGTGATTCAAGTTCAATTAGTATTGGATCTATTTTAGTTCTTGGACTGATTGCTTTAGTTGTATCATTTTGGAAGTATTTCCTAATTTTAGGAGTTGTTTCCTTAATTTTTTGGTTAATTTATCTCTTTATTAAAGCAAATGACTAATTGGGACGTAACAGTAGTAACTGATTCTGGTTTCTACAAGAAACTAACTCTTGAGGGTTATGTTTCTCAACAAGATGCTGCATCTGCTGCACTTGGAATGACTGGTGGAAAGAAAGTCATTTCTATTCATCCAAGTTTCAGTGCTCCAAGGACAACTGATTATTTTGGTCAAGAACAATCTACATCAGAAGTTGTAGAGATTCATCATCATTATCAAGAACCCGAAGATAATGATGATGATGACTTCTATCAATCTCTTGATGAACAAGAGATTGAGATGTATGATTTGATGTGCAAAATTGCTATGGAGAAAGGAGAGGAACTCCCGACTATTTCTGAGTTTTATGAGTGGTTGGAATCTTAACCCTTTGTGCCACTTCTTGAGCTGTCCAGCACTCTTCCCGAAACCACGGGAGGGGTGCTATAATGTATGAATACAAACGATTGAACTGACCTATTGATGCTGACTCTTCTTCCGTATCAACAACGTGCTCTTGATGCTGTGCAAAAAGCAATCAGGGGTTCTGTCTATATTCCTACTGGTGGTGGTAAGACTGTTGTGATGATGGAAGATGCCCGTCAACGTGTTCTTAACGCAAAAGAACCGATGACGTTTGTTGTTGTTGCCCCTCGTATTCTGCTTGCAAATCAACTCTGTTCGGAGTTTGAAGAATATCTCAAAGAGCAAAACATTGCTTATATGCACGTTCACAGTGGTGAAACTCATCATCAATCCTCTACACGTCCAGCAGTCATTGCAGAATATAATGACACTGCAATCGGAAGTGGTAAGCATCAATTCATCTTCACCACTTACAATTCGATTGGTCGGGTGAATGAAGCAGACATTAACATTGATGTGGTGTATTTTGATGAAGCACACCACTGTGTGAAACCTTCTAACTTTGTCGGTATTGCTCACACTTCAGCAGTTGCAGACAATGCTTATTTCTTCACTGCAACTCCGAAGTTCAATAACAGCAAGGAGTCTATGAACAATACTGATGTTTATGGCAACAACATCATCAGTATTCCTGCACAAGAACTGATTGAGGCAGGTAGTATCATTCCTCCTAAAGTTGTGCCTTATGAAGCACAAACCATTCGCACCAAAGAAAATGCACCTTTTGTAGATGCAGAAAACATTGTAGGTATTCTGTCAGAGATTTCTGATTGTGATGCTCCTAAAGTTCTTGTTGCTGCTCCTAGCACCAAAGTAATCTGGGCAATGTTTACTGAGAGTGATTTGCTGCAACAACTCAATGATATGGGTTATACCATTATGCACATCACTTCTAAGCACGGTGCTTATATTGACAAACAGAAAGTCTCCCGTGAAGTATTCTTCCAGAAGATGACTGAGTTTGGTGCTGATGCAGACAAGAAGTTCATTGTGTTTCACTACAGCATCCTGTCTGAGGGTATGAATGTGCAGGGTCTGACTCATTGCATTATGCTTCGCAATCTTCCTCTGATTGAAATGGCACAGACTGTTGGACGTGTTATCCGTATGCACAAAGAAGACCGACAAGCAATCGCAGAAGGTAAGATGAAAGCAGGTGAGTTTGCTTTCTATAAGAAACCCTTTGGTACTATCACTATTCCTGTCAACAATAACTATGGTGATCGTATTGCCCGTCAACTTCAAACTGTGGTTGATACCATCTTTGTGAAGGGTGAAGTGCTTGCTGCATAAATCTCTATGTGTCCCACATAGAGATTTATGCCATTCACTAAAAAGTTTCCCAAATCAGGTGAAACTAAACATATCAGAGTTCCAGTAGTTTATGCTGACCTTGTGTTAGAACTAATGGAACTCTTTGAACGTAGATTTGATGTTGAGAAGGGAAAACATCTACTAAAGAAATACATTAACAATCTCGGTTGAGTCTTGTGAGTCTATGTGCCACTTGTTGCACTGGCACTAGACCCCTTGCAGTGCAGGGGGTTTTCTGGTATCATACTTGTATGGATGAAGGAGTCCAATGACTTACACCCCGATTCAATCTAACCTTCCTTATTTGAAGGTTCCTGAAAACCGATTGAATCTTGCATTTAATTGGTACAACAGACAGGAAGATCATCCATTGAACTTTCCTTGTTTTGCTTATTGGATTCAACGTTGTGAAAATGATGGTACTGACTACTGAAACTATGCTTGATACTGTTCTGACGATGGAAGAAATCCTTACAGAGAAACAACTGCTTGCTCTGCGGGACATTCTTTACTTCTACAAAGAGTTTGAGATGGAACTCTATGATTATCCCCAAGAGGATACTCTTTTCACTAAAACTCAACGTGAACTGTTTGACATCTTTGACATCAAATGACATTTGCTGATGAATTGATTGCATCGGGGTTTGTGTATGATGATTCATTTGATGACGCATACGTTAAAATGGATGAGGACAAAATCATTCATTTTTATCAACCTCACGAAGAAGATGGATTGTGGAATTATGTGAAGATGACAGAAGATTTTGATGTTATCTTTGAAGAAACTTTTGCACCTAACGCACGATGACTTCTCTTTCATTTACTTCTGGTCAGATTCAAGACATTATCAAAGCACTTGAATACTACGAGAATGATGCTTACTTCAATCAGAAAGATGCACATCTTGCTAGTTATTATCTGAGTCTGCAGAATCAATTTGAGTTAGTGTTGGAGAAACTTTATGAACTCCAACCAGAGAAACGTGTTGCTAACCTTGTTCTTGCCGCAAATTAAAATATGAGTTTTTCCAAGACTATTTCTGTTTGTGCTGCTCTTGCTAGTATCTTTGGTGCTGGTGCTGCTGGTTGGAAACTGACTCAAGAAAGTCAGGCACCACAACCAGTAGAACAACCGAAACAAGATGTTTCTGTTTTTGAGGAGAAAATCAATGAACTTGAAGAACAACTGAAAGAAGTTAAGGAACAACCTAAACCTGAAACTGTAGTTGTTAAGCAACCTGCTATCCCTCCTCTTCCCCCAGTTCCTGAACCAAAACCTGGAGAGTTTGAATAATGAAACCTAAGTTCCGTGCCGTATTAGAAATGGCAATAGAAGAAGGTGTAAGGTTTGGATACAATCGTGCCCACAAGCACAATCCAGAACCACACATTGATGCGATTGCTGATACTATTGTAACTGAAATCTTTAACTCACTCGACACTTGGTTTGATGACATCAACGACACTGAAAACTAAAATGAACACCGAAGTTAAGCAGAAGTGGATTGATGCTCTGCGTAGTGGTAAATACGAACAGGGCAGTGAGAAACTCCGCAGTGTTCAAGGTTATTGTTGCCTTGGTGTTCTCTGTGATTTGTATTCTCAAGAAAAGAATACAGATTGGGAGTTTCGGGGAATTACGGAAACTAATCTTCAACCTCAAGACTATTGGTACTTTGAGGGAGAGAGTGAGTTTCTGCCTGAATCTGTAAAAGAGTGGGCAGGACTTCCTGTTGGCAATCCTAGTGTCCGAGTGGATGTAACTGAAAATGATGATGAGGATGATTGGTTCTACAATGATGAGATTGCCAATCTGAACGATTCAGGTTATACTTTCAATGAACTTTCTAAACTGATCGAACAACAATTTTAATGGAACAACAAACTGTGACTCAATACAAGTCTGTAAATCTTACTCTGTATTTCAATGCTGAATTGGATGATGGAGAGGTTCAAGATTTCATTGACCGTATGACTGCAAAGTATAATCATCCCGATGATATTATCCGTAGTTATGAATACTGGTATGATGAGTGAGTCTAGTGTGAGACTGTGACAGTTGGGGGACTGTCCACTAAGTCCCCCGTTTGCCCCTTTGGGGTGCTATGATTACGAAGTAATCAAGGTTGAGAGACCCAATGCCTGCAACTGAAATGCAACTCAAAGAATCTACTGTTGATTTCATCAAGGATTTGGTTGAGCAATCCTATCACGATGAGGATATGTATGACTTCATCAGTGAGCACGGTGAAGACACTTTTGTTCAGTATTACGAAGAGTATGTTCAGTTTGGTGAATCCTACAACTATCGTGCTGTAGATACTTTCATCGAAGAGTTTGGTATTGATAATCTTCAATCCTTTGAAGATGCTTATCGTGGTGAGTGGAACTCTAAAGCAGAGTATGCAGAAAACTATGTAACTGACTGCTATTCCATTGACCATCCTGGTTTTCTTGAAATTGATTGGGATGCCACTTTTGAGAATCTTGATTGTGTGTATGCCAACGGTTTTGTGTTTGACTCTCAGTTCTGATCTATGAAACTTCAATCTAAAGATGGAAACATGGTAGTGGATTTCTACCCCATCAAAACTCCAATGGGTGATGTATCCAAAGAGTGGTATCTTAAAACTCTCACCTTTATGGGTAAATCTCAATCTAAGAAGTTTCTCAACCGAATTGAGATGAATCTTGAGATTGATGAATACCTTAATCACACTATTCCTTATGAAGTTGTAGACTTCAACACTGTCCCCCAACTTGCTAATCCTTTTGCTACTGTCTGACAATGCTATTTCAACTCACTGACATCGAATTTGATTTTGAAGACTCATCTGGAGAACTTCCTTATGATGAGCAGGTTGCAGTTGCAAAGTCTGTGATCGGAGAAGTCTTTGAGGTTGATAGTGAGGATGAACTTGCTGATGCAATCTCTGACGAAACTGGTTGGTGTGTAAAATCTCTCAATTACATTGAAATTGTTGAATCTAACTGAAATGCCTGAAATTAACAAAGAAGACCTGATTGATGCTTATGCCCAGCAACTGCTGGATAGCATGGACATGAAAACCATGGAACGTTTTGTGTATGATACTCTGGTAGAAAATCTTACAGATTATACTGAGGAAGAGTTGATTACTGAAGTAACAGATTGTTATCCTGAACTCCTGGGAATTGAGGACTGATTCTCAACAGTTTCAGATGGACCGTCGATGAGACTGCGGTGGATGACCTAGGGCACCTGGACTCCAGATTGCAGAAAAATCCTAAATCAACAGTTTCACACGAGACTGCAATGGGACTGCATCCTGCGGGGAGGTGTGCCTGGGTTGCAGGTAGAATCAGAGAAGAAACAAAAACTCTTCTCAGTCTCATTATGTGTCCCGCATAGGACTCAGGGGGGTTGGTGCTTCCAAGGAAAATCCAGTCTCACCGAGTCCAGTTATGCGATGTGCCACTTGTTCTAGTGGCACACTAAAAGAGCACAGACCCCAAAAGGTGCTATATTAAAGGGGTGGTGAGGGAAGTCCGACAGTTTCGCACTGTCGGGTTTCTAGTCTGGAATGTCTCTCACAAGAATCCAGACACTTTCCACAAACGTCAAACTTACTCCAACTCAAATGACTGTTGATTTCTCCAAGGATGTGATGCTCGGTATGCTCCGCAAGGGTCAGACTGGAACTCAGATTCTCGACATTCTGAATGTTCTTGTTCCTGATGAAGTTGTTGAGATGACTCGTGAATACGTTTGCGATCAACTGGGTATTGCTGATTGTCCTGAGAATGATGATGAGATTGAAGCATACCTTGCTGCAGTCTGATTAAATCTGGGGAGATTCAATTCTCCCCTTCCTCTTCTGTTTCATTATTTTTGATTCCGATGTTTCTTTCTTGTCCTGTTTCTCACGATTTGATTGATGCCGAGTGGTATCAAGATGTAGACAATGCAAAAGAAGATGCACTTGATTGGAGTGTAGAACTGTCTGGTGAAACTGTGTTTGTTTATCAGGCAGTTGAGGGTGAAGATGGAGAATACGAGTTTAAGAAACTCTATTCTGTCTGTGCCTGAGTCTAGAATTGGACAGTGCCAGTTGTAGCACTGTCCACTATTACTCGCATTAGCACCTGTGAGGTGCTACAATACATTCATTCAAGACAAGAGGAGCAATGACTCAACCCGAACTGATTGATGCTATCTACGAGGCACTAAACAATCTGTCCAACTGGGATGTGAATTGTTTTGATTATTGGGTGAATGAGTTGTATGATGGTGATGATGAAGTTTGGAATAACTGGACTGAAGAGAATCTTGCTCTGATGGAGAAAGATGTGATGTATGCCTTCGGCAATTTGATGGATGAGGGTCGTGCCGAACTGATTGGCAAATGAGAACCAAAACACTTACTTTCAGACCACCGAATAAGATGCGAACTATAATTCTTATCTTTGCGGTTGCATTTATTTTTTCTCCTGGTGTGAGGAATCTAACTGCAAACGCACTCTACACTGCTGCTGACATTATCAGTACAACTCGGTGAGTCCAGTGTTGAGATGTGCCACTTGTACTGGTGGCACAGTAAATGGGCACTGGCACTTTTTTCTGGTAGATTAAGAGGGTGGAAGGGGTCAGTCCCATCCGAGTCCAATTCTTCACTTCTTGTTATGGATCGTTCGCAAGTCATCGCAAAGATTCAATCCATTCTGAAACTGCAGAATGGAACTTCTTTTGAGGGTGAGGCAGATGCTGCTGCCAAGATGATTGATAAACTGTGTAAGCAGTATGGTGTAACAATCTCTGAAGCAACTGAAACTCAAGTTCTTGATGAGTCTTTTGCTTCTTTCAAGAGAATCAATGTTGCTCTGTCTACTCTTGCCAATGCGATTGCAACGTTCTATGATGCAAAAGCATACCTGAAGAACGGAGATACTAAATCTCTGCAAATCATTGGTAGTGAAGCACAACAAATCCAAGTGCGACTCTATTATGATTACCTGGTGCAGGTGATGGAGAAAGAGGCAGAAGTTGCACATAAAGCAGAAAAGATTATGTCTGATCTGACTGGTAAAAGTGTTTCTCGGTCTTTCAAGTTGAACTTCCGTAAGGCATTTGCAGATAAAGTTGCAGAACGTCTGAAGGAAATGAAACTCGCAGAGAACCGAGTTCACGATGATGCTGATGCAGTGAAAAACAAACTGTCTCAGATGCGATTCGGACGTGCCAAGAAGATGAATGGTGCAAACGGTGCTGGTGCTTATGCTGGTGCTGGTGTTGGTGGTTCTGTTTCTCTGAACCGTCAAGCATCTGGTTCTGTGGCAAAACAACTCTGTGGGGTGTGAGTTAAACACCCCTTTCTCTTTTTCCTTTTATTCTTGATACGATGATGACTCAACTTTCGATTAGTGAATGTAAAGTGATGTGGGTTGTTGGTGCATTGCAACGACTTGCAACTTTGGGTATGATTGGTCCTGATATTCCACTGAAACTGACTCCTGAGGCAGTGGATGATTATGTAATGATTGATAATCATCGGAACATTCTGTTTGAATCCGACTTTGAGATTGCAAGTATTTTCGAGGCACTTGCAAAAGATGAGTGTGAAGATGAACCAGATCCTGATGATGTAGAAGCAATCGTAGATTTGATTCTTGAGTATAAGAACAATCGCACTGAGATTGTTAAATTTGCCCTCTCCAACCAAGTTATTTGATGATGTTTGACCTTCTGAAGTTTGAACCGCACAACATTCCAAATGCGATTGCTGCAAGGCATAAGTTTGAGAATGATTGGGAGATTAGTGTAGTTGCTGGTCCTGGATTGTATGGTAGAATTGATGAAGAAACTTATGAGGTTGGTATTTTCCGTCCCAATGGTAATCTTACTGAAGATGTAAGTGGATGGAATACTAAACACGAAGTTTCTGCGATGATGTGGGTGCTATCTCAACTCTAGTCTCTTATACGATGTGCCACTTGTACTGGTGGCACACTAAAAGAGCACAGTGCCCCTAGAGGTGCTATGATGAACGGAGTTCACAGATGAGGGAAATGTCCTCTTTCAATCAAGTGGTTGAGCAAGAGATTGAAACTGCTTGGAATGAAACTATTTCCAATCTGACTCCTGAGGAGAAGAAAATGTTAATGAACTCTACTCCTCAAGATTGGGCAAAAGCAATTTCTGAATGTGTGCAAAGTCCTGAGTTTTGGATGGGTATTGGTGCTGCATTTCTGACTGGTATTGCTCAAGGTTTTAGCAATGCAATGAATGACCTTTAATGTATCATACTCATCTGAGTCCAATGATACGATGTGCCACTTGTTCTAGTGGCACAATACACCCCCCAAACCCCCTCCAGACCTGCTATACTGAACGAAGTTCAGAGGATGAGACCTTGACTACTGCTCAACGGATGGAAAAGCAATTCTTCATCAACTTCATTACTCTTATAAATGAAGTTCAGGGCAAGCAAAAACTTCCTTCTCAAGTTGTTAAGAATCGCAAGTCTGCTTGGGTAAAGCAAGTCCAAAACCCCAAACAGAAGAAAGATGCTCTGACTCTTGTGTAGTTCTTTCTTTCTATCTGTCCCACATAAAAACAACCAATGCTGATTAAAACTGTTTTTGACGTTCAGACTCAACAAGCAGGTTACGCAATCTGTGATCCTAACACTGAACGTTGCGGTTTTGTAACTTACAATCTTGTCAATGCAATTAAAGCAGGACAATGTAAGTCTTTTGATGAAGTAAAAACTCTGATCAATGCCTGAAATGTATCAAGTTTCTTATCAGATTCCCTACAATGATTGTGAGTGGAGAAGTCAATACTTTAACACTCTTGAGGAAGCAGAGAGAATGGTAGAGTTTTACAAGTCTTGTGGTTCTCCTGCTAAACTAATTGAACGTCAAGTAAGCAACTAAAATGACTGAATTGATTTTCCGATTCACTCCTGAAGAACTTGAAGTATTGCAATCTCTGATTGGATTCTTTAATGATGTTGGTATTCCTGATGGTGTAGACCAAGAATCATATGATTCACTCTTTGAAAAAGTAATGAGCAACTAGAATGTATCAACCAACAAGGACTGAACTTTTAGTTGAGGCACTTGAGTTTTATATTTACAGACTCAAGGAAGATAACTGCAATGAAGCAGCAATTCAAGCATACACATCTCTTCTGAAAGAGATTGATGTTGACAACTACTCAGTCATTGACTAAAACAAAGATGAAACGCAAAGAAAAACTTCAACTGCTGTCTAAAGCAACCAACGGCAAAGAACTTCTCCTGATCGCACAAGCAATTCTTAACTCCCAAGGCAAATGATTATCCTCCAAAAAGAAACTCACGGTTGTGTTTATACTCTTGACACTGATTCCCAAGAGTTGTATTATGCTCCTATCTACAATGACAACACTGTAAACCTTTCTGAGTTTGCACCTGTAGATCTATTCAACTGCGAGGACATACAAGAAGTCCTTAACATTCAAAAAGAACTCATTGCCCTAATTCAATGAAACAAACAGTCAAAGACGTTATCAATCAACTTGAAAAACTTGATCCGAATGAAACAATCTTCTCAGTCATTTATACTACACAGAACATAAAAGAAGATTTGGCACATTATGATTACAATCGTAATGAAATTGTTTATCCATATACTGATGATCTAGCAGAACAAGTTCTTATCAATCTAGATTGTTATGATTCAATTTATGAAACGATTTACAAGAGTGTAAGAGATGAAATGTCGTATCAAGTAGATCAACTCTCAAGAAAAGAAAATCTTCAACTTGAATCAGCATCTTACTAATACAATGAAAGAAACATTCGTAAGGTTAAACAACGATCAGATTGAGTTGTTACTTTATTGTCTTGAACAACAAGAGTATGAATTCAATGAAACTGAACAAACTCTATGCGAAGAGATCATTGATACTTTCACCTCTGCTCAAGTAGAACTTAACTCCTAATACTATGAAGCAATCCATACCGATTCTTCCTAGTATATTCAACTCTATTACCTTATCAGTTTGTTTATCTTATGTGTTGATTGGTATGTATTATACAGTAGAAACAGAGATGAATAAGGTAAAATAATCTATTTTAATGTATTATCGTTAAAAAAGATAATTAAAAAAAAAATGTATTAAAAAACATATATGTGTGTTTTGTTGTTTTTCCACAACCCTGTGGAAAACTATGTGTTATACCTCTTTTAGTTCTTCTAATCGTCTGGAAAACCTTCTTTATTGTCTCGTAATCCTTCTCTTATACCCTGTTATTATGTGATTTTATTGCCGTCTAAGCGTGCATTGTATCATAAAACCCCAGAAAAGTCAAGAGCATTTTTCCACCTCCCAAACTGGCACACTATAACTCCCCAGCACGTTTTGATTCTTATGTCAAGTTCGTGTATGATGAGTTATAGCAATGGGTCTTAAAGAAACTCATACGTCTTATGAGACTCGGAGGATTTTTATTTGTTCGTCCATAAGACTCATAATTCTCTGTGGATTCATTCGTCTAAGGACACTCTGAGAACTGTCTATTCGTCTTATGAGTCTTATGCCATTCGTGCTAGATTTATAGGGTGGGAGGAGAGGGAATTCGTTATAAACACCTAGGACTTATAAGAATTGCACAGGGGTTGATATAAAGTTTTCCACAGTTTCCACAGAGTTTTCCACAGGGTTGTGGAAAAAGTATAAGAGTTTTCCACAGGTATGATACCCTGGGTAGGGTTTACTATAAGAATCACACAGTGTTGTATAGTCCCTTATGTTTCGTCCTTGTGTGTTGACAACTCGGAGGATTCGTCCTATAGTCATACCTGGGGTAGGGTTTTATATTCTAATCACACAGTGACACTTAATTCGTTATGTGTGCCCCTTCGTTATCACTAATACCCTGGTAATAGTTTCTTATTCTTTATACCCAGTTATGTTTAATTAGTATTCGTTATTGTTCGTTATAAGAATAAAACAGTGTTGTTTAATTCTAATCGACAGTGATTTGCGATTGTTGGGTATTCTTATAAAGAACCGATGCCCCCCTAAAAGTAAAAACGCATAACTACCCTAATCTATAAAAGTATGATTTTGCCATTGAAATTGTCTTTGAGAAAAAAAAATTCTCTGAGCACGAGAACCACGCATAAGGAAGAGTTAGAATACCTCGGAATTACCCTCGGAGAACTTATGAGATTTGGGGCACAAGAGATACAAAAATTTTTCCGGAGGGGAAAAAATTCCTCAAAGGTTGATATATAATTGGAAAAGAAATAAACTGAAAGGAGATGTTAGAAGTTACACAAAAAGAGAAAGAATTATTAATCGAGTGTATTCAATATCGGTTAGAGACAGATAAGACAGTAAATTCAAATGGAGATCTAAGAGAGGAACTGGAAGAGTTGCTCTTCAAGGTAGAAGAATCTGATGAATACGTATAACATAGAAGTCAATGGTATAACAATCGTTGAGAAAGTAAATCCAGAAGATTTAGATGGGATGTTGAATCAGGTCAGAGGTCTTGTATGGACTTCTGGTGGAAACAATGAGGATATCAAAATAGTTCTAAATAATCAAGAAGACCCATTGCAATGATTGATTTGTAGTGGTATAATGTTAACGTCGAAATTTATTTTTTATGGCAAAAGGATTTACAGTTAAAGCAAATGCACCCATTGTAAATAAGAGTGCAGATGAGTTTGATATTGCAACAGCAAGGGAAATGATTCGAGGGAAGTCAATTGTATTTTGTCTTCCAGGAAGAGGAGTATCATATACATATTTGAAAAATTTTGTTCAACTGTGTTTTGATTTGGTACAAGCAGGTGCAAGTATTCAGATTTCACAAGATTATAGTTCAATGGTAAACTTTGCACGATGCAAAGTTCTTGGAGCAAATGTTCTCAGAGGTCCAAAGCAGGTTCCTTGGGATGGTAAACTTGCATATGATTATCAACTCTGGATTGACAGTGATATTGTCTTTGATACTGAGAAGTTCTATCGTCTTGTAGCAATGGATCGGGATATTGCTGCTGGTTGGTATTGCACTGAGGATGGAATGACTACATCCGTTGCACATTGGCTTGAAGAAGATGACTTTAAGAACAATGGTGGAGTGATGAATCATGAAACTCTAGAGACGATGAAAAACCGTCGCAAACCATTCACTGTAGATTACACTGGATTTGGTTGGGTTCTGATTAAGAAGGGAGTTTTTGAGAACTTGGAGTATCCTTGGTTTGCTCCCAAGATGCAGGTATTTGACTCAGGAGAAGTTCAGGATATGTGCGGAGAGGATGTTTCATTCTGTCTTGATGCAAAAGAAGCAGGATATGAGATTTGGTGTGATCCTAAGATTCGTGTTGGACACGAGAAGACTAGAATCATCTGAGTCCCTTTCAGAACCGTCTTCTTGACGTTCTCTGATCTTTTTGATAGGATGCCCTTATGGAGATTTCAAGGTCTTCTAAGGGCATTTTAAGTCCTTCTGAAAAAACCGTTTAAAAAAACCGTAAACAAAAACCAACTAGGAGATTATTACAATGGCAGTGAAAAAGAGTGCAAAAGGTGGAGCAAAAGTTGAATCCAAACCCAAGTTGACTCTTCAAGGTACAGGTCGCAATACTAAATATAGTGCAACGAGTCGTAATAAGGCACGTAAAAAGTATCGTGGACAAGGAAAGGGGTAATGGCAAGAACTAAAAAAACTTCAGAAGAAACCACTTCTACTTCTGCACCGAAAGTTTTTGGTTGGGTTGCTGGAAAACCAGCACATTTACAAGAGCATCCAGATAATAAAAAAGAGAATAAGTAAAATGTATCATCTAGAAGTTGATGATGAATGGAATGCAATTCATTATGAAGACTTGTGGATATACAATAAATTACAATTAAGTCGGGTTTTAGGATATAAATGTGGTCCAATTGGATCTACAGTCCCTAAACCCGACTTTTATATTGTTAGACCTGCGATAAATTTCCTTGGAATGGGTCGGTTTGCTGAAATTGTGTGGATAGAAAAGGACACAGAGCACTTTCATCCATCTAATTTTTGGTGTGAGGTTTTCAAAGGAGAGCATTTAAGTGTTGATTATCACTATCAAGAACCAAAATTAGTGGTTAAAGGCACAAAAGATGATAGTGATCCACTTTATAAGTGGCAAAAATGGGAAAAAATTGATAAAGAAGTAGAATTTCCTTCCATTTTGAAGAATTTAAAGGGAAATTATGACTGGATTAACTGTGAATTGATTGACGGTAACTTAATTGAGGTCCATGTAAGGCAAAATCCTGATTTTAGGTATGATAATGAGGTCGCAATTCCAGTTTGGGATGATGATTTTTATGAAAATCCTAGTTTTATCAAAGATTCTGAGTATGATACGTATGGAAGACGTGGGATTTATGTCAAATAAATAGTTTTTCGGGGAAAATAGGAGGATTTTGTGAATTGGATAGATTTTCAATGGGGAATCACCTCCTGTTGGAGGTATACGGGGTAGAATACTCTCTACTCAATGATGCGGTAACTCTTGAAGGAGTTATGAAACAAGGCATTGAACGTGCAGGAATGACCATTTTAAACACGTTTCAGCACTGTTTCTACCCACAAGGTTGTACAATAGTTATAGCACTGTCAGAGAGTCATGTATCGTGCCATACTTGGCCCGAAAATGGATGTGTTGCTATTGATGTTTATACTTGTGGACCAGGAAATCCCAAATTAATAGCATTGGAATTGTTAAAATATTTAAATTCAGATAATTATAACCTCAGATATTTGCATCGTTAAATATTTGTAGGGGAGATAGCAACCTCCTACCAAAAAAAGTTCTGTTTTTACCAAAAAACAGGAGCTAAAATGTCCAATTTACCCGTTGATAGAGATCAAAACTACATGTATGAGATGTGGGGAACTAAAAAGTTAGTTACCGACTATGAAAAACCAAATATTTCTAAGCATGATTTGAAAAAACAAACAGAATTGCACGAAAAAATTAGAAATGATGAAGATTATGATGATTGGGAATATGGAACAGAACCAAGTTACGGAAAAATAGTCTAAAAAGTCTTATAGATATATAAAATACCTTTTTATTTTAATGGCAGCAAGGATTTCAAGAGCATTTAAGGACATTAGTTTGTCTTTTGCTAGGCATCCTGTAACAAATGATATTTTACCAATTAAAAATGAAGATGCAATTAAAAAATCTGTCACTAATTTAGTAAAAACAGTTGTAGGTGAGAGATTTTTTAATTCATTAATTGGTTCAACAATTAATGATTCGCTATTTGAACTTAATACAATTGGGATATCTATTGTATTGGAAGATGAAATTAAAACATTACTTAATAATTTTGAACCAAGAATAAAGGTTAGACAAATTAATATTAGTGATGATCCTGATTTATATGAATTAAATATAAACATTGTCTATGATATTGTTGGTGAGGGATTCCCAAGACAAAATATAGAGTTTATCTTACAACCAACTAGAGCATAATGGCAATAAATCAATTCACTAATCTAGATTTTGAGGACATTAGATCTCAAATAAAAGATTATCTAAGAACCAATACAGAATTTACTGACTTTGATTATGAAGGTTCTAATTTTTCTGTATTAATTGATATTCTTGCCTATAACTCTTATATAACTGCCTATAACACCAATATGGCAGTGAATGAATCATTTTTGGATAGTGCAACTTTACGAGAAAATGTAGTTTCACTTGCAAGAAATATTGGATATGTTCCTAGATCAAAAAGAGCATCTAGAGCACAAATTAGTTTTACAGTAGATACTGAAGGATTTTTAGATGTAAAGTCAGTTACATTAAGGTCTGGTGTTGTATGTTTAGGAAATCTTGAAACAGGAAATTTTGTATTTTCTATCCCAGAAGACATTACGGTTCCTGTAGATAATCAGGGAATTGCGAGATTTAATAATATTTCAATTTACGAAGGAAGATTCTTAACAAAAAGTTTTATTATAGATAATAATCAACCAAATCAAAAGTTTATTATTCCAAATGCTGACGTTGATACCGAGTTAATAAGGGTTTTTGTTACTGATATTACTAATGAAGAATATACAAAGTTTGATAATATCTTAAATGTTAATAAAAATTCTAAAATTTTCTTAGTTCAAGAAGTAGAAGATGAGAAATATCAGATTTTATTCGGAGATAATATATTTGGAAGAAGACCAATTTCTGGAAGTTCTGTTTATGTAAGTTATATTACTACAAATGGAAAACAAGCAAATGGATCTGCGAATTTTACCTTTAGTGGAATTTTAGTTGATAATAACAGTAATAAAATTACCAATGGAATCTCTTTAATTACAACAAATATTCCATCAGAAAATGGAGATGACATTGAAAAAATAGATTCCATTAAATATATTGCACCTAGAGTATATTCATCACAATTTAGGGCAGTTACTGCAAATGACTATAAAGGATTAATTCCATCAATATTTCCCAATGTTGAATCTGTTACTGCTTATGGTGGTGATGAATTGGATCCACCACAATATGGAAAAGTTTTTATATCAATTAAACCAAGAAATGGAAAATATATTTCAAAAATAACTAAAGAAGAAATTAAAAATAAATTAAAGCAATATACAATTGCAGGAATTAAACCAGAGATTGTTGACCTCAAATATCTCTATGTTGAAATAAACACTAGTGCTTATTATGATAGAAGTGCAATTTCTGAAGTTGAAAATGTTAGGAAAAAGATTATTGATACAATTACACAATATGGTTCTTCATATGAATTAAATAATTTTGGAGGAAGATTTAAATATAGTAAATTGATAACGTAAGTACATCAGTTACTTCTAATATTACAAAAATAAAGATTAGAAGAGATCTTCAACCAGAATTTAATAAATTTGCAACTTATGAATTGTGTTTTGGTAATGCATTTCATATAAAAAGAAATAATCTACTAGACAATCGTGGTTATAATATAAAATCTACAGGATTTAATATTTTGAACGTTGATGGTACTGTTTATATGAGTGATGTCCCTATTGATGATAAAAAAGGTACAATTTTCTTCTTTGTATTAAAAGACAATTTACCATTTATCATCAAAAATAATGCAGGTGTGATTCATTATGATAGAGGTGAAATTTTATTAGATGTTGTGAACATTACATCAACAGTTTCAACAAATGGAATTGAAGTACAAGCAATCCCAGAGTCAAATGATGTCATTGCATTGAAGGATATATATTTAGATCTAAGTATTAGCAACTTAGTTGTAAATATGGTTGAAGATAAGATTACTTCAGGTGAAAATACTTCTGCAACAGAATATATTGTAACATCAAGCTATTCAAACGGAGATTATATTAGATAAAATGTCAGAAATTAAGAGAGTCAGAATCCAAAATATCATTGAAGCACAGATTCCAGAGTTCTTAAACGAGGAATCTCCTCTATTTAAAGAATTTTTAGACAGATATTATATATCACAAGAACATCCAACTGGTATAGTAGATTTAGGTGTTAATGTAGATTCACTTAAATCATTATCTTCATATGATAATGAGACCTTTTTTTCTGCGGTTTACCCAAGTGTTTTAACCCAAAAGGTTCTAGCATTTGATGATGTAATCAATGTTACTCATACAATTGGATTTCCGAGTAAGTATGGATTACTTAAGATCAATGATGAAATAATATTTTATTCTTCAAAAACAGAAAATAGTTTTATTGGATGCTTTAGAGGTTTTTCTGGAGTAGACAGTATAAATCAAACATTAAAAACAGAAACTATTAATTTTTCTAAGACTTCTGCCTCTTCTCATATTTCAACATTTGAGATATCATCAATAGTTCAGAATGATTCGTCTTGGACTATTTCATTGATTGATCCGATTGACGTTTCAGTTAATGAAACTATCTATTTTGAGGATGGGATATCTACAGCGTCAACAAATCCGTTGGTTCCAAGAGGAGTACCTGCAAAAGTAATAAGTGTAAATTCCCAACAACAGATTATAGTTGAAGCAGCAAGTGATATTTCTGATAAATCTAAAGTAGTCAAAACAGTTGTAGTACAAAATTTAAATTTAGTTTTCTATCAAGAACTTTTTAAAAAATTTAAATCTCAATTTTTACCTGGATTTGAGAATAGAAATTTTGTTCCTCAAATACAAATTCAAAATATCTTATCTAGAGCTATTGATTTTTACACTACAAAAGGAACTGATACTTCATTCAGATTACTTTTTAGTGCTTTATTTGGAAAGGAAATATCCATAATTAAACCACAAGAATATCTTCTTCGTCCATCTGACAATAATTATTTTGTAACTAGAAATATTTTAGTAGAGCCAATTAAA